AGACTAGCGAGAGCAAAATACATAGAACTAATCAACCCACTTAGCGCAGTTACTCTTGCTTCAGGAACAACAGGCGTACACATGAGGATTGTAATACAAACCATCAATACAAAAGCGCAAATAGCCATGTACCTCTGCGTTTCTTGTTTATCATGGGCATCACTAGCTTGTTCTTCTTCGATAGAAATTTTCCCATCGCCATCATAATCTCTTGCTGGAGTCATGCTCTTTTTCTCCCCCCGTTGATTTTCTTACCTTTCATTGCTTTAAAATCAGCACCTGTTATTTTGTTTCGTGGCGGTGCTTTTTTAGCGATTTGTGTTTGTTTACGAGATAATTTTTTCACAGCCATCATATGTTCCTTTTTCTAGGAGTTGATTTTTTCTTAACGACCTTACTATATCCTTTTTTCTGGTCTTTCAAAATTTTTGTTAAACTTTTTGCTTGGCCTTTATGTAATCGAGACGCCTTGTTCAACCCCTTAATAACTTTTTTGAGAGGCTTAGTATAATGAGGCATTTATTGAGCTCCTTATGTTGTTTTCTTTTTACTTTTGCCTTTACCAAGTAAATCAGAATCTGCTTTACGCGCTCCACCTTTACCAGAAACAAAACTTTTTACTCTGCCCATAGCCCACGCATGTTGCGATGTTTTTGGTCTACTGCCAGAAGAAAAGTATGCTCCCAAACCTCTCTTGTAAACTTTATCTAATGTACCTTTAGAAAATTTACCTGCTCCAGGAATAGAACCATACTTACCAGAACTCTTTTTTGTAGTGGTCTTTTTTGTAGGGGCCATTATGATTTACTCCTTTGCTTATCAATTCGTTCCATCATAGCAGGTGTAAGTTTGCCCTGCCTATAAAGTTTCGCTGTTCTTTTTATTTCAGCTGCTCTTGCCGTAGGGTTTTTCGCCCCTTGCAAATATTTCTTTGGCACACCTTTTGTCTTAGTTACTTTTTTAAATTTTCTTTTTGCGGGAGCTTTTGCCATTCTTTTTCTTCCTATTATCTGAATATAAATTATTGAACGTAGTAATAGGGTCTAAATAAGAATCATGTCCTTCTGCAGAATGCACCCATTGTGACGGAGCAAAATCAGGAGCACCTTCACCAGTACGCCAAAGAGCAGGACTCGTAGCTCGCACTCTATTATTAGGCAACGCTACAAGATTACCTGTCCAACTACCTGCATCAGTAAGGTAAATTACATGGGATTGTTTATGTTGCGCAGGGTCATCTGCTATATCGTTTCCTGTATAATCTACCGTAAACATATACTTACCTGTGTAAAATTCACCATCTATTTTACAAAGCCAAGGCGAAGAGCTCACTCTATCCATAACAACAACACTATGGTCTCTAGATTCACAATCCCAAGGTTGACACAAGTGGTCTAACATAGGTTCAGGCCACTCTTCTACAGGGATATCGGCAACTAAACCCTCTATTGGCATCCTTGCCCACATAGCTCCACCATGTAAGTTTTGCCCCATATCATTACCTTCAAGCTCTTCACAACCTGTAAATACAACCTGAAAACTTAAAGACCTATCAGGTATTGTGTTTACAGCAATGGCAATAGCATGAAGAAACTCACCATGATAATCGCTATGGTTACAAGTAAACTCCCTCCGCACCCAACAATTAAAGTGCGGGATATTACTAATAAGATAGGACATTACCTATCAACCTCTAGTATTGGCATTTTTTTGTTGTGCAATCCTTGCTCGCATTTGTGCAATATCCTCTGTACTGTTAATCCTATCTTGGCCTAACTGGAACTGTTGCTGTTGCCGTTGTTGGTCAAGGGCTAATTTTCTTTGATCTGTTTGTTGGTCTGCTATCATTTCCTGTTCACGCAACTGCAACTCTTGCTGTTTTATCTGCACCAATGGGTCTTGTTCTTGTGCAGGTGGTTGTGATTGTTGGAACTGAGCAAATAACTGTGCTTGCATCTGGGCAACCATAGCTTCCTGTTGCTCTGGCGGTACTTGTTGTCCCTGCATCTGCTGTTGAACAACAACTTTAGCTTTTAACCCTAGATGCTCGTATATATGTTTTTCTAACAATATCGCAACAGGTGGTTGTATCTGCGCTACTTTACTATTCATGTATGCTAGATGCACCGCAATATGAGCATCGTGGTCCTGTTCCGGAAACGCCTGTAACGTACCCTGTCCATTCGCAACATTACTTGTTTCCATGTTTTCCATAGCGGGATCCATGGGACGTTGTTCAGGTTCAGGTTTTAGTATTTGATCTATATTATTCACACCCAATGCTTCATATACACGGTGGTATGCCTCATACAAATTGTGCATATCGGGGGCCGCTACCGCTAATTTTAACTGCTCTTGAGCTAAAACAACCCTTTGTGACATACTAAAAATGTTTGGGTCGCTTACTGGTAGTATATCTATCCTACCATCAAAATCTTGGCTTTTTATCTGCCCATCTACACCTGTATCGTAAGGGTAAGGCCGTGGATCTTGGGCAAATAACGCTCCCAACATTTTTAATTCATGTTTTAATGACGCATGTAGCCGTTTATGCACCGCCGAAACTATACGGCTCCCTCGCTCAAGTAACGCAATGGTCGTTCCAACTGGCATTTCTGCATTACCCTGACCAACGCCCATATCCGTCGTACCAATAAAGCGTTGCGCGGCCTCAACAACAAAACCCATAAGCTGAAACAGGGTAGCACTCGGCTCTTTATACGGTAAGGGCATTAAAGACGCCTTTAAATCACCTCCAGGAACATCAACATCTCTAAATTCTCCAGGATTTAACGGATTTTGCTCATCTGCAATCCGCAAACCACGAGCTTTAAATCCTGCTGGCATATTTGCCAACGTTCCTGAGTCAATTAACTGGCGTAAATTAGCCGTTGCCGTACGAGACAAGTTGCCAAGCAAATGTATCAGCCCAAAACCATAAAAACCAAGTCCTGGAGTAAATTTATACTGCACGAAATGTTGAATTTTATCTTTATTTGGGTCATCTTGTAGGTAATTACGTCTAATTGACAATACTTCGCCTGTATCTTTACATACAGTTACGATATAGGGCAGTTTTAAACCTGTACTTTCGTCATTTTCTCCCTTATCTGCATATTCTTCTAGGTCTAAGAAACAATGACATTCGTACAAGGTAAACTGTTCATCATTATATGTAGGGCTTATGCCTTCTATATCATCATAAGCTGATTGAACTTCATCCGTAGAAGAAGAAGCACTGCTTTCCCCTTCCATATCCATGTAAAAACCAGAAAGCTGTAGCTTTTTCAACTCATTTTGTGAGATTTTTATAACATGTGTTATACGTTCTGCCGACTGTAAGTCCGTAGCAATGTATGGAACAATCACTTCTTCAGCAGGAACAAACTTACTTACTGGCCTATCTAACATTTCATCACGATAAACCTTTTTAAACGCACTTCCTGCCAAACCTAAGTAATAAAGCATCTGGTCAAACTCAGGCTCGTACTCTTCCATTTCATACATTATTTGATAATTCATGTATTCCTGCACACGTTGAGCCTGTTGCTCTACCGCAGGAGTAGGCATACCAATAATATTCGCGCGGACAGGTCCTCCACTTGGCAACATCTCCTTATAAGCAGATGCCTGAAACTGTGTAATAGCCTCGTTCAGTAAGGGGTGGATAACACCAGTTGCACCTTCAAACGGTTCCGTACGAGTTTCGTACCGCATACCCAGTAAATCCAAACCCTTTACATAAGTATCTTCCCACTCACTACGGCTGTTTTTATCCTCCTCTACAGAAGACGTAACATAACTCGCAACCTCACCTAATGTAGTATCTTGTAAATTTTCCGCTAAATTATCGTAAAAGTTTTCTGGCTCCTCACCAAAAACAACCTCTTCCATACCTGTGGTTATCTCTACCCCACCATCATCATCTTCTACAATTTCAACCTCGCCATCAAAAAACATATCCTGCTGAGCTTGTAGATCCTCCTCTTCAAAACTCATATCCTCTACAGGAGCCTGTATCAACGCCCGATCTACATTATTTACCTTAGGAGACAATGCCATTAATAGTAACTCCTCATTCTAGGGGCAGACTCCTCATCCTCATAATCTTCCGGATGTTGAATAAAACCGCCCTCTCTAAATCTTCGCAACGCCTGTGTCACCGTATCAACATAATCATCATGCTCTCCGGCAGGAAACGCCGCACACTCCTCAATAACTTCTTCCGACCAACGTGTATCTGGAGCCCATACTAATCCTGATTCTAGTAAAGGTGCAATAGAA